CTGCCACTCGCGGCGGGGTGGGTGGGTGTAGAGGGGGACTGCGTTGTTGGCCGTCTTTTTACTGGTTGTGATGATGTGATACGCCGAGCCGTTTTCGTCTGTCTTGCCAATCATTGACTCAGACGCAGGGCTCATCCACGCCACCGGCTCCTGCTGGGCGGCGGCTCTCAGGTCACCCATGGTTCTTCTCCTTGCAAGCCTGCTCGATGGCGCGGGCGAACTTGCTGATATCAGCAGCCAATCGCGGTTCTTCGGCGGGGTGGAACGGCCACAGCGTCTGGTATTGCGACCACACTTCCTCCTCCGTCAGCGACACCCACTCGCGGCGGGGTGGGTGGGTGTAGAGGGGCTGATAGTCTTCTTGGCACCACGCCCATTCTGAGAACTTGCGAGCTGATCGATCTTTTCGCAACTCGCCATTCGGAGCTATCCACGCCACCGGCTCCTGCTCCTGCTGCGCCAGCGCGGCCAGTCTGCGATGCAGCCCGCGCACTCGCTCCAGCGTCACCCCGTCGTCGTATCCCTCGGGGTCGTCAAGCGCAGCGGCGTCGATGACACGGGACGCCACCAGTGCGCGGGCCAGATCCTCGACAGAGAGAGGCTCCTCCTGCTCCAGCCCACGCGCACACACTGCGCACAGCTTCGCCCGCTCACAGGTCTCGCCGCATTGGTTGCGGGGTTCCTGCTGCGCCAGCGCGGCGCGGGTGTTCCACTTCAGTCGAAGTCTATTTTGAAGCTCCGCTGTCTTAGCTTCATGCGTCATGTCTCTTGCACGACGCCACCCAATTTGCTCGGTCATCGAGACGCAGCAGCCAAGGGAAAGCTCCACATACCGTGATTCATCTTTCCAATCGGACGCATTCCCCGAAAAGCTGGGCTCGTTCCCGCAAAACGGACACGCCTCCAGCGCCTGCTGGGCGGCTTCTCTCAGGTTCATTCCTGTCCTCCTTGCATCTTGCGTAACAACTGCACGGCGGTTTCACCGCTGGCGTCTACTTTTTCTTTCCATGCCAGAACATCTTGGCATTCTTTGTCCAAGCGGGCACACACGGCTTCTATTGCTCTACCCCATCCTTCGTCAGCGCCCACCCAACGCATCTGTCCAAGCTCTTTCCACACACGGACAAGGCGGCGGGTTTCAAGCCACGCCAGATCGGTAGTGGTCATTTGCTCTGCGATATGTTTTGGAACCATCAAGGATTCCTTGACAGTTGGCTCCTCCTGACCAACTGGTAAGGATTCCTTTACAGTTGCCTGCTCCTGCTGCGCCAGCGCGGTACGTTGTATCAGAGCTTCGTCTGCGTCTCCGGTACAAGACGCCATAAAGGCTTCTGCGCTAGATTCGTCGGCAAAACACAGCGTCAGCACGCCCCGATCCTCATTGGTGATGGAATGCAGCCCGCGAATGACCTGCTCCGGCTGCGCCAGCGCGGCGCGGAGGGCGGTGACTGCCGCATCATGTTTGCTCATCAGATGCGGTGCGGGGCAGCTAAACCCCAACGCCTCCAGCGCCTGCTGGGCGGCTTTCTTCAAGTCGCTCATTCCTGCACCCCCTGAACCGTCGGGTCCTGCATCGCCACGTCGAGCATGCTGCGCAGGCGGTCGATGCGCTGCTCGTGGTAACGCACGATCGCGTCGTAGTACTCGCGCATGCTCATCGACTCCAGCAGGCTGCGCCTGGCCAGATCGAGCTCGCGCGTCATCAGCTCTTCGGGTGATGGCTTGCGAAACAGTTCGAGGAATTTCACAGCAGCGCCTCCCCGACCTCGTCGGCCAGTTCCTGCGCGCGCTGCGCAGCCGTGGGCTTGTTCTGCCAGCCAGGCGGCAGCAGTCGTTTGCCGTCCTCGTCGTACTGAGGGAACGGCCAGTGCGGGTTGAACTCCTTCATCGTCGTCTCCGATGCGTGCAGAATCGCACTCCGCAAGTATAAGCATTGTGATGTCACGGACCGCAAAGCCCATCAACGTAGTCGGCTAATTTCTTGCCGGCCGCAAGGACCAGAGAAGCGTGGTCCTTGTGCACCGCCAGGTGCCGCCGGCGCCAGGGCTGGAACTCCCACACGAGCGCATCGAACTCGGCGGGGTGGCTCTTCGCCAGCATCTCGATGGCCACCTTGCATGCGCGCACCTCCGCAGACGCATAGCCCGTGACGTCGTCCCCCTCTGCAACCTCAGGCAGCAGCCTGCGAAACATTGGCGACACTCGAGGGTATTGCAGCGCGCTCTTCGCATCTGCCCAATCATCTGCAGCGCAGATGCTCACCAGCTCACCTATCCACTCGGGCTGCAGTCTGATCATCGATCTGAAGACCTTCCAGAGTCGTGAGAGAAGATCGCAGCGCGTCCGGCGGAGGCAACAATGGACGCCTGTTCGGCCGTTTCAAAACACCCGAGCCTTATAGATTTTCCGTTGTGGCAAAGTTCTGCTACCCAGGCTGTTTTTTGCGTGCTCCAATAAACACCGCGATATCCGCTTGTGTTGTTCTTGTTGATCCCGCGGTTTTCTTGGTTTTGTTTTGTCGTTGCCAAGCGCAAGTTCTTTTCTGCGTTGTTGTCTCGGTTGCCATCTATGTGGTCAACCTCTAACCGGCCAGGATCAAATCCGTGAACAACAAGCCAAGCAAGGCGGTTTGCGCGGTACAGAATCTTGTCGATTCGAATGCAGCGATATCCCTTGGCGTTGATGGCGCCGGCCGGCGAGCCGGCTGCAACCTTGCCGCGGCTTGAGCGCCAAGAAAAAACTCCAGAGCTTGAGTCGTAAACCAACAACTCAAGCACGCGTTCGCGCGGCGGCAGAGGTAGAATGCTTAAAGCCATGTGGCCCTCCGTTACAGGGTTGATGTGGTGAGAAACCCCGCCGGGTTGCCTCCTGGCGGGGTTTCGCCATTCTAAGGCGAAAAACCAGCATTGTGATGCTTGCTTCAGACTCTCAGTGAAACAAGCACCACGCCACTTGGGTGCGTGACCGAGCTCAGTTCCATGCTGATGCGCCAATGCCTGTCGTCTACGCCTATCGCATCGGCGATCCCGTCAAGGCCCGACTTCATCGAAGCAAGTAGATTGTCAACGTCGCGCCCCCTTCGGTCGGGTGGGTAGAACGTCAGATGGACCGCCAGGGCGTTTTTTTGGCCCGGGAGGCACCCCACCCCTTGCCCGGCCGCGATCGCCCGGCAGCGGGCCCTGTAGGCCTTCCTGGCGCGTGCCGCAGCCGACCAGTGCTGCCGCGCGTTCGGGCTGAGCTCTCGAGGAGGCCACGGGAGGTCGATTTCCAGGGTCCACTCTGCGTTAGCCACCCCGTCCGAGAGTCCTACCATTTTAGTCAACCTTTCATGCCATTTCTAGGCCTTTCGGACCCCCTGCCGGGACGTCCGCCAAGCGCCTACCGCCAGCATCCGCCACCTGTTAGGTGGTGGCGGATTGGCGGAAGGGGGGGTCCCCGGCATCCTTCCGCCAGCTTCCGCCAGCGATCCTGGCGGAAGGTTTTCCCTCGTAGAACCCGCCTTCGAGGCCCGTCTTCCGCCAGCTTCCGCCAGGTTGTCCGCCAGCAAAAAAGGGCTGGCGGAAGACCCCCCTTTTTGACCCCCTTCCGCCAGCTTTTCTGGCGGACGATTTTGTCGCCCGGAGGCCGTTTCGGCGACATTTGCCCGAGACCCGGTTAGTGCCCCCTTCTGCCTCATTTTTAAGCATTCGGGCCGTCCTGCTGGTCCTGGTCGGGTCTGTTCATGGCCAGCTCGCCGGTCATGCTGAGGTGGTCGATCGCGGTCTCGGTGAGGGCCCAGGGCGAGCTCTTGCCGGCCCCTGACTGGGCTGCCAGGCCTGCGTCGCGCAGGGCTGCCATCATGCGGCTGACGGCCCGGTCGGAGCAGCCCAGGGCGATCGCCAGGGGCGCGGCGCCGGGCCACTTCGGGTGGATTGCCTTGGCGACATCGAGCGCGCTGATGTCTGTGCCATTGGCACGCTTGCCCACCTTCAGCTCCAACGGGTTGCCGTCGAGCTTCAGGTACGCACCAGTGATCTCTACGTCGCAATCGTCGGTGATGCCCAGGCCAATCTGCTCGATTTTGAACCGACGCGGGTGCGGCATCTCCGCATCCTTCATCTTCGTCACATGCAGCTCTAGCAGGCCAGAGCCACCCTTGATCCACAGCTCCTGATCCATCGCTGCCTTGAACGCACTTGATCCTCGAGCCCTCTCCGACTCGTGTCCTGAGTGATGCACCACCTGCACATGGCATCCGAACTCACGGCGAAGCGCGTCCATTGCCTCGATGAACTTGTTCGCGTCCTGCTGCTTGTTCTCGTCACCATCCCCGAAGTTTCTGGCCAGGGTATCAATCTGCACCAGCGATGGCACATACCCCGTGCGCTTCGCCAGTGCGCGCACCTCTGCGATGACAATGGCTGCAGACTCTGCGTTGAGGAACTGCACCGCGCGGTTGGACTTGAAGAGGGGTGTGTCCTTCGTGATGGGTATGCCTGTGGCCTTCGACCACGCGGCGAATCGCCTGGCCAGGCCCTGGTGGCCCTCGCCTGCGATGTAGAACACCGCGCCCTGCCTCACCTTTGCGCCGAACCATGGCGTGCCGGTTGCGATGCTGCAGGCCAGTGACACGGCCACGAAGCTCTTGCCGCCGCCTGAGGGGCCGTAAAGCATGCCCAGCGCGTCGTTCTCGAGGTATCCCTCGACGAGCCACTCGATCGCCTTGATGCCCCCCAGCAGCTCGTGCACCGCGGTGAAGAGCGGCCTGTCGCTGAGGATCTCGCCTGTCTCCGCGTCGACCGTGGGCGGTGGGGTGGGCCGGAACTTCTCCTGGGCCGTGCTGACCGACCTGGGGATGTCGTTGTACCTGGCGAGCCACCGGTCGTCCTTGGGGGCCAGGCTCGCGTCCATCAGGCCGCGCAGGAGGTTGACGATGGCGCCGCCCTTGGCGCCCGAGGCCACCATGCTGGCGGCCACCATGTTGATGCTGTCGTGCAGCGCCTCGCCTCGCACGATGTTGGTGGTCAGGATCCGCAGCCGCTCGTCCTGCTCGCCTGCGTGCATGCTGGGCGCCTGGTGCGTCTCCTGCGCCAGCTGCTCGTGGCGCAAGGCCTCGAGGTCGATGCCGAAGATCGACGCCGCATCCTCCAGCGTGTACCGAGCTGCCGGGTTCCAGTACTCGACGACGTGGGCGAAGGGCCCCGAGTCGCGGGGCTTCTGGTTCTGCCCCTGCGGCAGCCGGACGTAGCGCACGGCGTTGTTGCCCGACTTGTCCGCCTTGATGTAGCCCCGGTCGGCCATGGCGGTGACGAGGCGCGTGACGAGCTCCAGGCTCGCGCAGTCGGGGTCCTGGGTGTCGAGCAGGATGCCGATCTGCCTCTTGCCCGGGCTGGTCTCTATGCCCCACGAGGGCGTGCCCTGCAGGTCATCCGGGTCGACGTCGTCGGCCACCAGCACGAGCAGCCTGGCGAAGTTCGCCTTGCGCCGCTGCATGGCGCCCTCGATCATGCGCACCGCGCCGACGCTGAAGTAGGTGTTCTGCCGCTGCCAGCCATCCACCTCGGCCGCATGCATGGCCGGGTTGTAGGCCTTGCCTGCCCAGCTCGCCTGGTCGCTGTTGGGGTTGCCGATGAATGCGTTGACCCACACCGTCGACCCTCGCGGCGCGGCCTGCAGGACGTGCTGCAGGAACTCGGAGTTGGTGACGCTTACGCGCTCACCGTTGTGATCTTCAGAGCTGGACATGGCCACCTGGCTCCTCCCGGCTTGAGGGGGAGGATGTCCAGGCGGCTGTGTGTAGTGCTGCCATCGTGTTCTTCCACAGAGAACGCCGCGCTGGAAACCTTCGGCAGGCGGGCGCGGGGACCGCTCTTCGGGAGCGACCCTAGCCGAGGTCCGTATCCGGTGCTGTGCGCGAGCTTACGCCCGGGCGCGATCCCGCCTGTTGCTCACCCGCTCGGGGAGGATCTCGGCGGCCGCGCGCAGCTTGCCCTTGGTGGCGTGCTCGATGCGGAGCTGCTGCAGCTTGGGGATGGACCCGCGCGCCTTCCAGTTGGAGAGGGTCGGCTGCGTCACGCCCAGCGCCTGGGCTGCTGCGACTTGCGAGCCGAAGAAATCGACGAGCTGTTGGAACTTCATGGCTGTGTACGGTTGGTGGTTGATCGGCGGAGTATAAGGTCTGTGATGCCGCCCAGGCAACCGGGGGGCCAGCCAGGAAAGACCACACGTTTCTGTCAACTACTGCTGGTGTGTTCACGCTTGTGAAGTACATTATCGACATCGACAACGAAAACCGGAGCAACGAGATGAGCAAGCCTGAGCAACTGATCGCCGCCTACGAGGCCAAGCGCGCCTCGAAGAACAAGCCCTGCACGGTCATTTACAACGGCAACGGCACCTACACGATCAAGCCCAAGAACATCTCGGTGCCGTACACCGTGACCACCGCTGAACTCAAGGCCAAGCTGGCCGCCGCCTAATTACCCAGCTGCGGTGCCAGCGGCCTGCCCCGAGGCAGGCCAGTGTCACCCAACCAGGAGAGCACGATGCAGAACACACCCAAGCGCACCGAAGAAGAACTGAAGGCTGTGGCGGCAGAGAAGCTGAAGGAGTTTTTCCTACAGCGTCTGCGCGAACTCAGCGACAAGCAGCGTGACCAGATCTTTCAAATCCTCATGCGCGACAAGTAAAGGAGCCCACCATGCTGACCGGATTCGGATACAACGGCAAGTACCTGCTGATCGACGAGATCACGCAGAAGTCGATCGCGGCAGGCGCCGTGCGCGAGACCTTCCGCGGCGAGCGCTGCAAGGTCGACGGCGGCCGCCCGCCGCACAAGCCTGGCAGCACCGGCCGCGTGCTGCTCGCCGACGGCCGCGAGGTGTTCCCCGCCGTGATCGGTGCGAAGTGGATTCGGGCCTGAGCATCACAATGCTGTTGACAGCACTTCACAGGTGTGATGTAATCCTGCTGTCGCAACAAGCAACCGGAGACCTGAGATGAGAATGTTCGAGACTGAAACCTGCGGCCGCTGCTGCGGCTCCGGCAAGTACAGCTTCAACCTCATGCACGGCGACCGCTGCTACGGCTGCGGCGGCACCGGCCTGCGCTTCACCAAGCGCGGCCTTGCTGCGAAGAACTTCTTCGCCCAGTCCATGAAGCGCGCTGCCGGCGACATCAAGGTCGGCGAGTACATCAAGACCTGGGTCGTGCTTGGCGGCCGCGACGTGTGGTGCGTCGTCGAGTCCATCACCGAGTGCCCGCTGAACAAGGGCATGCTGCAGATTGACATCAAGAGCACCAAAAGCGGCAAGGGCATGCACTGGGGAGTGTGGGCCTGCAGCGAAATCGTCTCGGTTCGGTCTCAGGCCGAGCTCGACGAGAAGAAGGCCGCCGCCCTCGCCTACCAGGCCACCCTCGGCAAGTCCGGCAAGCCGCTGAAGCGGCTGGCGGCTGCCGCCTGAATCAGTCAACCGGAGACCACGCGACATGGCACTCAACCTGAACACCTACGAAATCAACGTCCTGCTGCGCGCGCTCAACGACCACGAGAGCTCGCTGTCCGCGAGCTGGGAGAAGGCGCAGAAAGTCCGCCCCTACGGCGCCCGCGCCACGTTCCTGCTGGAGGAGCTCAAGCAGGTGCGCCGCATCGGCGGCGTGCTGATCGCCGAGTTCTCGGCCGCGTCCGCCCAGCCAGAGGTGGCCGGCAATCCTGAGTAATCACAATGGTTATTGACACACAGTTCACAACTGTGATGCAATAGCGATGTCGGCGATGCGCTGACACCGGCCCGGCGGATCCGGGACGCGACAGGAGTTCGATATGACTGTTGTTCGACTGATCGTCAAGAACAACGCGCTGTACTTCCCGTTCGGCGGCATTGACCACGACAGCGAAGACTTCCGCTGCAGCCCCGAGCTGCCCTCGCTGCTTTCGCGCCTTTACGACGCCGGCGACTACGACACGATCCCGTGGCCGATGCCCAAGCGCAGCCGCGCCACCCACCTCAAGAATCTCGCCCGCGCCCTCTTCGACGAGCGCGAGACCAACGACCTCTTCCCCAGCGACACCGTGATCGAGCTGCCTGACGGCAGCCGGTTCGACTTCGACTCCCTCGTTGCCTGACCGGAGACCCGCCAAACATGCCCTACGTCCTGACCCCCGACATGAAGAACCACGGCGGCGCCCGCCTGATCGTCAACGGCCGCAAGTGCAGCATGTCCAGCGTGCGCGCCTATGCCGAGTACAACAACCTCGTGTACGGCGACGACCGCGACGCCGACGCCGCGGTGGCCAAGGCGATTGCGCGCGGCCACGACCTGTACTGGATCAACCTCGAATCCTCGGTCATCTGCGCAGACCCAGGCTACTACGAGCGCGAGGAGGCCAAGTGGGCCGACGCGCCGCGCATCTCGGTCGGCGACGTCGTCGAGTTCGAGGGCAAGCTGTTCGAGATCAAGCCCACCTTCAACGGCAACTTCAAGCCTGTGGCCATCTAAGGGGACCCGCCATGAACAACCACCTGCACCCCCTCTTCCAGTCCATCCTGGCCCCGATGATGCCGCCCCCGTCCCCGGCCGCGGACCAGGAAGTGCTGTGGGACTTTGACTGGGAGCACAACGACGAGCAGTACCAGGTCGTCGTCTACGGCTACGCGCCGGGCATCCCGGCCGACCTGTCGGGCCCGCCCGAACAGTGCGACCCGGGCGATCCGTCCGAGATCGACTGGGCCATCCTCGACGAGCACGGCCGCGAGGTCCAGCTCAACCTGAGCTACGCCGACGAGTGCGCGATTGTCGAGCGGATCGACGAGCACTTCCGCGAGCAGGCCGAGGCCGAAGAGGCCCGGCGCCACGACTACGACGACGACTGCTGACCAGGAGCCTGACATGCGCGTTCGCATCATCATCGGCGCTGAGACGGCCTACGCCTCGATCCAGACCCTGAACGCCAACATGGACGTGCGCCTGGCGCCCGGGCGGTCGGCAGCGCAGTCTCTGCGCGAGACGGCGGAAGAGTGGCGCGCCCAGGCAGCCAAGCTGCAGCAGCGGGCCATGTATCTCAACGAGGCCGCGGCCCAGCTCGAAGAAGACGAGCAGGCCGGCCGCAAGTACGCATCGAGGTGAAAATGCACTACGACCTATTCCGCGCGATTGGCATTGCCGCCGCCGCCCACAATGGCAGGCGCGACAAGGGCGGCATGCCCTACATCCTGCACCCCATGACCGTGATGTACACGGTGGCCAGGCAGCTCCCCAACGACATCGACGCGCAGTGTGCGGCGGTGCTGCACGACGTTATCGAGGACACCTTCCACAGCCCCGCCACGCTGCGCGCTGCGGGCGTGTCGGAGCGTGCGGTGTGCCTTGTCGAGGCGCTGACGAAGCGCGAGGGAGAGGACTACGGCGCCTACCTGGACCGGGTCATCGCGGCGGGCGTCGAGGCCAAGATCATCAAGCTGGCCGACGTGCTGCACAACCTGCACCCCGACAGATTGGACCAGATCGACGAGGACAAGCGCGCAAGGCTTGAGGCCAAGTACCAGCGCGCGCTCCGGAGGCTCGCCGGAATACCCGAGTAATCACATTGCCTATTGACAGGCACTTCACGTCTGTGATGTAATTCTTCTGTCGGCGATGCTGACACCGACCCGGCGGCTCCGGGCGATCCCAGGAGGACGCAACATGCAGTACGGATCCCTTCGCGAAAAGATCGCGGCCGAGAAGGCCCAGCGCGTCGAGCGCTACGCTCAATTCGTCGCCATCGTCGACGAGGCCTTCGCCGCCGGCAGAGCGGCCGGCCGTGCCGCCAACCCGGCGCCGATGATCGTCAGCGAAGCCAACCCGATCAGCGGAGCCAAGCTCGACGGCGGCAAGTCCTACTACGTTTCCGAAGGCGCCTGCGGTTTCGCGTGGGTCAAGTTCTACGGCCTCGGCAACAGCTCCTTCGGCAAGTGGCTGCTCAAGCAGGGCGTCGCGAAGAAGTCCTACTCCGGCGGCCTGCAGATCTGGATCAGCGAGTTCAACCAGTCGCTCGCCCGGAAGGAGGCCTGCGCCCAGGCGATGGCCGACGTCTTCAAGAAGCACGGCTTCTCGGCCTACGCCGACAGCCGGATGGACTGAATACCCGAGTAATCACAATGGTGTTGACGAGCAGTTCACACCTGTGATGTAATCCTGATGTCGACGGTGCAGTCGACACCGGCCCGGCGGTTCCGGGACGCTCCCGAAAGGACGCAAGATGAAGCTGGAGATCCTGATCAAGAACGTGTACGGCAACAAGCTGTACTACCCGCACAACGACGCGGCCAAAGCGCTCGCCGTCATTGCCGGCAAGAAGACGTTCTCTGTTGCCGAAATCATGATTGCCCACGACGAGCTCGGCTTTGAGATCGAGTTCTTCGACAGCGTTTCGATCGCCAAGCCTTTCGCCTTTGCGGCCTGAACGGAGACCCAGCATGTTCCAGTACGTTTGCTTCTACCGCGGTAAGCAATGCGTTGTCGAAGCGCTGCGCAGCTACGACGCCCAGCTTGCTGCCGCCAAGATCTTCAAGGCCCGCAAGGCCTACGAGATCGCCGTCGTGCTCGCCGGCAAGGACGGCCAGCCGATCCCCGTCAACCCCGCCGCCATCTGAGGAGACCCGACATGCCCCGCGTGATTTTCAACAAGCTGCTCGGCGGGTGGTTCATCGTCCGCGGCCCGCACCAGACCCCGATCGGCGGCCGGTTCGAGTCCCGCGTTGCTGCCCTCGCCCATCTCAACCGCAATCGCTGAGGAGACCCCAATGAGCAAGATCCAAGTCGGCCGCATCGTAAAGTTCTTCGCCGGCTACGGCGGCACCGACGGCGTTGGCGCCATCGTCGCCGTGCACGGTAAGCCCAACCCCAAGCCCGCCGACGAGTCCTTCGGCCCCGCCATCCGCGTGGTCCGCGAAGACGACTGCCGGGTCGACGTGATCCTCTTCGACGGCCGTCGGCTCAACGCAATCGACCAGTGCTCCATCGACCGCCCCGGCATCGGCATCAAGCTGACCGACGAGGTGCTCGACAGCGTGGCGGCACTCGGCCCGGTGGCCGCCAAGTACGAGGCCGACCAGGCCATTGCCAAGGCCCGGGCCCGCGCCGCGTTCGAGGCCAGCGAGGCCGCCCGCGTGATCACCGACCCGCCGGTCTTCTTCTGGAACGGCATCAAGGATCAGCGCGGCGCCAAGCTGCAGGGCGCTCACTACAGCATGAGCAAGATGCGCGACCTGCCCGAGGGCACGATCACCATCTATGCCCGCGGCTACTGCGGCTTCAGCGGCAAGGTCAGCGATTGCTTCTCGGTGCAAAACGACACCGACACCCAGGTCGACTACTTTGACAAGGACCGCATCCGCGTCATCCCCGCGCACCCGCTGTACCCCGCGGTAAAGGCAGCGTTCGACGCGCAGCAGGCCCGGTATGCGAGCAAGTACGGCAGCGCGAAAACCGCTTGACGCACATCACAGAGCTGATACACTCTCATTCGAGACGCACGTTTTTCAACCACTCCGAAAGGACGACACAGTGAAGCAAGTCACCATCTCCGAGCTGATCGCCGCCCGAATCGCTGCAAAGCGCATCGAAGACGAGGCAATCGCCGAGCGGCGCGCCATCGACAAGGCGCTTGCCGACATGCTGCGCGATCCGAGCAAGCCGGAAGGCTCGGTGTCTCACCGCACCGAAGGGTGCAAGGTGACCGTCACCTACAAGGTCGACCGCAAGGTCGACGGCGACAAGCTGTCGAAGGCGTGGGCCACCCTCTCCGTCGGCGCCCAAGGCGCCTTCAAGTGGAAGCCCGAGGTCAGTGTCTCCGAGCTGCGCAAGCTGGAGCTCGCCGACGCCGCTGCCGCCGCGGTGTTCATCACCAGCAAGGAAGGCTCGCCGCAGATCACCATCGAGGCGGTCTGAGTATCACAATGATGAACATCAAAGCGTGCGCCAAGTGCGGCACAAGCCGCGCTTTGGCGGACTTTGGCAAAGACGCAAACCGCAAGGACGGCCTTCAGCCGTACTGCAAGGCATGCAACCGCGAATATCGCCTTGCAAACAAAGGCCGGATCTCGGCATATCGCGAGCAGAACCGGGAGTATTACAGGGCCAAAAATCAAGAGTGGAGAGCACTGAACCCTGATCGAGTCGCGCAAAGAAACGCGGCACAGTACTACGCCAATCGCGATGAAAGCATCCGCCGCGTGCGGGACTGGCAGCGAGCCAATCCAGACAAGCATTGTCAGATACAGGTCAGGCGATACGCATCAGTCAAGTCCTCCCAGCCGGCCTGGGCCGATCGCCTAGCAATAGCTGCCGTCTACAAGACGGCCGCGCAAATGCGCAGGTCTGGGCTTGATGTTCACGTCGATCACATTGTCCCGCTGCGCTCAAAAATCGTTTGCGGCCTCCACGTTCAGCACAACCTGCAGATCATTGATCGCAGGATCAACCTCATCAAAAACAACAGGCAATGGCCTGACATGCCTTAAGGAAAAACGCCATGGCAATCACACTGAAGTCCACCAAAGATGCCGCCCTTGACGGCATCAAGTGCCTCGTCCACGGCCCGGCCGGAGCTGGCAAGACGACCCTCTGCTCAACCACGGGGGAGCCGACGATCATCATCAGCGCGGAGGCCGGTCTGCTGTCTCTTCGCGACTTCGACATTCCAGTGATCGAGGTCAAGTCGCTAGAAGAGCTGTACGAAGCGTATGCGTTTGTCTCAGGCGAGCAGGGCGCGCAGTTCTCGTGGGTCTGCTTGGACTCCATAAGCGAGATTGCCGAGGTCGTCTTGAACTACGAGAAAAAGAACAACAAGGACCCTCGCGCGGCCTATGGGCTGCTGGCGGAAAAGATGACCGATCTGATTCGCGCCTTCCGAGACTTGCCTGGCAAGAACGTACTGTTCCTGTGCAAGCAAGAAAAAGTCAAGGACGAGCAGTCCGGCGCCATCTTGTACGGGCCTTCGATGCCCGGCAATCAGCTCAAGAACGGGCTCTCGTATTTCTTCGACGAGGTCCTGGCCCTGCGCGTGGAAAAAGACGCGGAAGGTCAACCGACCCGCTGGCTGCAGGCGCAGCGCGACTACAACTACGAATCCAAAGACCGCAGTGGGGCCCTTGAGATGTTCGAGCCGCCAAGCATTGCCGGCATCGCCGCGAAGATCCGCGGCGCAGTTACAGCCTAAGCAGCGTGGGCTCATCACGCCGCATCATCACATTGCCATTGCATTCCTGAAAGGACACCCATCATGGCGCAGTTTCAATTCAACACCGACAACGTCGACAAGCGCGAGAGCAATTACGAGCTCCTGCCCGCCGGCTGGTACACGGCCCAGGCCGTCGAGTCCGAGATCGTGCCGCTCAAGAGCGGCAACGGCCAGGCAATCAAGCTGACCTTCGAGGTGCTCTCGAATGGCTACCGCGGCCGCAAGCTGTGGGTGCGGCTGAACGTGCGGCACACGAACCCGGAGGCCGAGCGCATCGCTCAGCAGCAGCTGCGCGAGCTGTGCGAGGCCATCGGCCTTGCCCGGTTCAACGACACCGTCGAGCTGCACAACAAGCCCGTGCAGGTGAAGGTGAAGGTCCGCAAGGACGACACCGGCCAGTACGAGGACCAGAACGATGTCAGCGGGTTCAAGGCCGCCACCGGCGCGGCCCAGCCCGCCTTCGGCTCGGCGCCGCCCGCGCGCGCCGCGGCACCCGCCCCCGCCGCGAGCTCCGCCCCGGTCCCGCCGTGGCAGAAGCGCGCCGCCTGATTCCCCAACCCGGGGGCCTGGCCCCCATTTGCTTAGGAGACTCCGAAGTGAGCTTCACCATTGACAAGAACGTCCCGGTCCCCGCATCCACCGCGGGGCGCGGTCCCGTCTACCCGTTCACTGACATGCAGGTCGGCGACAGCTTCCTCGTCCCGGTGGCCGCCGGCGAGGCGGCGACGAAGCGCGCGGCCGGCCTGAGCCGTGCCGCGTCGATGAACGCCAAGAAGAACGCCGGCCGCAAGTACACGGTGCGCAAGGTCGAGGGCGGCGTGCGCGTGTGGAGGCTCGCATGAGCCAGCACATCTACAACGTCCGGATGGTCGAGGGCGGCGTGCAGCTCGTGCTGACGGCCCTCAACCAGCTCCCGCACGGCCAGGTGCGCGGCCTCATCGACGAGATCGCGACCCAGTACCAGGAGCAGAAGCCGCGCGCCGAGGCCACGCCTCCGGCACCCGCGCCGGCTGCGGTTCTCGACTTCGAGGGGGGCGAGGCATGAGCACGCGCATCTACGCAGTCGCCGGGCGCGACACCTTCCACCTCGTCGAGGCCAGCACGAAGGTGGCTGCCCTGCGCCACGTTGCCGAGAAGCACTTCACCGTCGCGGTGGCCAACCAGAAGACCCTGGTGGCTGCCATGAAGGATGGCGTGAAGATCGAGCAGGCGGGCGCCGAAGAGGAGCAGGAGCAGTCCTGATCCGTGTGGGCCCGCAAGGGCCTGCAGAGGTGAGGGTGGCGTGTGCGCACACAACACCGTCAAGAAAAGCTGAGATTGACGGCACCCTCACCCCTGCAACGACACGAGGAGAACCCTCCATGGCCGCCGTGCCCGAACCCATGCACACCACCGCCGCGCTGATCTATCAGGCCTACGAGTCGGACGCCGAAGACGGCCGCCGCCCGCACCTGGGGGCCAGTCTCATTGGCCACGCCTGCGAGCGGCACCTGTGGCTGACCTTCCGCTGGGCCCTGCGCTCGCAGCACCCCGGCCGGCTGCTGCGTCTGTTCGAGACCGGCAAGAACGAAGAGCCGCGCATGGTGGCCAACCTGCGCCGCATCGGCGTGCAGGTGCACGACACCGATCCGGCCGGCAAGCAGTGGACCGTGTCCGCTGTCGGCGGCCACTTCGGCGGCAGCATGGACGGCGTCCTGCTGGGCCTGCCCGAGGCGCCGAAGACCTGGCACGTCCTCGAGGGCAAGACTCACGCAGTCAAGAGCTTTGCCGACCTGCTGGTCAAGGGCGTGCGCGCCAGCAAGCCGCAGCACTGGGCTCAGATGCAGACCTACATGGGCCTGTCCGGGATGGATCGCGCGCTGTACTTTGCCGTCTGCAAGAACACCGACGAGATCTACACCGAGCGGGTCGAGTTTGACCCCGTCGAGTTCGCCAAGCTGCAGGCCCGGGCCGAGCGCGTGATCAACGCGGCCGAGCCACCGCTGCGTTGCTCGAACGACCCGAGCTGGTATGTCTGCAAGCAGTGCGACTTCCATCCGCTGTGCCACGGTGACGAGGCGCCCGACGTGAGCTGCCGCACCTGCGCACACAGCACGCCGGAGACCGCCGGCGAGGGCGGCCAGTGGACCTGCCGCGAGTTCGGTGAGGTCGGCTACCTGGCGCAGCTCGAATCGCACCAGTGCGGCGCACATCGGTACATCCCGATCCTGCTGGAGCGCATGGGCACGCAGCACGACGTCGTCGACGGCGACGTGGTCTACAAGACCGAGGCCGGCACCTTCCGCAACGGCAGCGGCCCGGGCGGCCTGAGCTCGCTGGAGATCAAGGCATGCAAGCAGAAGGTCATGCTGGCCGACGCATCGCGCGCCAAGGGCGAGCTGCATGCGCAGGGGTTCACGACTGCGAAGGTGGTGGCATGAGGTGCGACAACTGCAGGTTCTATGACTCCTTTGCGGGGCAGGAGTGGAGGGGCGCGTGCCGCATCAAGTTGCCGCCCCACATCGAGGAAGCCGCGTCCAACTACTCCTCCCTGACGCGGGGCGATGGCGGATGCGATCTTGGGCAGCCGAAGGAAGACAAGCCCGGCGAGTTGGTGGAGGTCAAGGTATGACGCGCGAAGAGCTGGCCGCGCAGCACGGAGAAGACCTGCTGTTCCTGGATCCGCCCGAATCCTTCGACCGCTGCATCGTCGGCGTGGCGCACCGCTGCGGCATGGATCCGGTGGTGGTGTACGAAGAGGAGGGGGTGATCAACAGCCTGATGCTCGGCGGCATGGATCGCGAAGAGGCGGAGGAGTGGTTCAGCTTCAACACCGCGGGCGCCTACGTCGGGCCGCGCACGCCGATGTTCTTGATCAAGGCGGGGGCCGCATGAAGCTGCGCGACTACCAGGCCCGCGCGCTCGACGAGCTGTGGGGGTGGTTCGGCAAGCACGAGGGCGGCAACCCCATCGTCGAGGCATGCGTCGGAGCAGGCAAGAGCCTGATGATCGCAGCCCTGGCGCAGCGCGCTGACGCCCAGTTCCCCGGCACCCGCGTGCTCGTGCTCGTGCACCAGAAGGAGCTGCTGGAGCAGAACGTCGACAAGCTGGTGAAGATCTGGCCGACCGCGAACGTGGGCCTGTACTCAGCCGCGGCGGGCAAGAAGCAGCTCGGCTACCAGCTCACCTACGCCACGATCGGCAGCATCTACCGGCGCGCACACGAGCTCGGCCGCATCGACATCGTGCTGGCCGACGAGTGCCACCTGATCAACCCGAAAGAGACGGGCATGTGGAGGTCGTTCCTGTCCGAGCTGGCCCGGTACAACCCGCACACCCGCGTGATCGGCTGGACCGGCACGCCCTTCCGCGGCAACGGTGTGTGGCTGACGGCTGGCGAGGACGCGCTGTTCACCAATATCGCCACGCGGGTGACGATGAAGGAGCTGCTCGGCCTGGAGTTCCTGTCGCCCCTCGTGCCGGCACCGACT